GTTTTATGTTATCAATAATTCCACGTGTCGGAAGACCAGTAATCTCTTTTCCGTGTTGAATTCATCTTTTAGCAAATTCATATGTATCAGAAGATACATGCGTTTTCGCTAAAGAGACTTCAACCCCTAGATAACCACACCATTTTATATAATCCTTTGCAATGGCATTGTGTTTTATAACAATGTCATCACCAAGTAAAATATACTGGTTAAAGTTATATTCATTATTTAATCATGCAACTCAATGCACAAGTAAATGATGAGCTAGGGTAAAACTAATCCATGAAGAGTAAGAACCCATAGGTTGACCAGCTGAATAACTCAGATGTTCACCCTCAGGAGTTCTAAACTTCAGGGAGCTTAAGACATCCTTCCAAGACTGACCAAAAACTTGGCTCTTAAAAATTCTTTCTAAGAGTCTACGTTGGAGGTCAATTGGAAATCGGTCCGTTGCTGCCGAGAGATCAAGAGATCAGAAGAGATGCTCATTCTCCTCTCAATGATGATACGGATTCTGAGTGAAAGTCCTGTCTTGTGGAAAATTCTTTACTAACGTAAAGAGTTTATCATTAACAGGTTTAAGAAATAATTGAGTATAGTAATCAACTATACCAATAATTCTTAACTTACACTCTGGATCCTTAATGAAGGCAAATTTACAACGAGAACGAAGTTTTTCAGGCTTCTTCTTGTTGCAAAATCCCTCCCTCATCATAAAGGTGAAAGAGCTGATTAAAAAATCTAAACCCTTACCTCTAGAAAGGTTGTCTAATTGCATTAACTCAGTACCAGTGAATAAATCACAGGCCTGAGGAGCCGTTAGAGTCGCTTTTCCATGAGGACCAGATTTCTGAGATAGGAAAAAGTTCCGATCAGAAAACTTGGGAATAAGGGAAGACAATTCAAACTGTTGAACAAATCTGTTTATAAATCCAGAAGGGATAACTCTCTTCTGAATTGATATATCAGTAACTGTTTTTCAGTTTGGTTTAATCAAATCTCAATCCTTACTACTAGGATGGAGAGTTCTAGACAATAAAAGAACAGTTAATAAAAACTTTCTCTCATTGATAGAACCACCCACCAAAGGTAGTAAGAACTTCAATCTCTTCGGTCAACCCTCTTTACTAATACCAATATTTAAAGTATTGACTAAGAGAGGTTTCCCACAAATAAATCTAGTACAGTGTAATCTCATAAATTTTATGATTTTTACAGTATGTATTAGACCTTTGTGTTTAATCAAACTAGTCAATAATTTAAAATATTGTTTTAGGTGACTTGTAGTCCATGAACCATAAACAATGGTACAGAGTTTTATAACTACTGTATACATATTTATATTCATTGATTATATTTGTCTTTCTGACCAAGGGTATAACCCCTGAATTAGAAACATACCTAGTAGCTTTGATAAAAATGGAATTTACCATAATTTATCTAGGTTCTAATGATATGTCCTAAAACGAAGGTTACTTCAGCAAAGAGTCATTCAAACCTATACCAGCCTTTCGTGGTCGCCTTTATTAGTGCGAAGGAGTCATTCCTGGACAAGAGCCCAGGGTGGTCCCGCATTTTATTTTGCGGCTATCAGGGAAAGGTATATATTTGAATGAGGGCTGCATACCTCTAGGTACCTAGTGTATGATATTTGGGATACCATAACCAAAATGGATTCTATATATTATCACAAAGGACATAGGGATAGACCGATTCGAATTGGATATGAGTAGCCAAAGAGATCATATCTATTGTACTATCAAGATATGCTCTGAGGTTCTCCTTAAGTTATCCTGCAGTTCTCCATAATGGAGGACAGGACAGAGTTACCAGAGTCTTCAGTGACTCTTATTTTGGCATTCTCGGGCAAAACCGGAATGGGCTGTAACAGCCAGTTATGATCAACTCATATATAATAGATTCCTCCAGTAGAGGAAGCAATAGCATTAAGCTAGACCTTCATTACTGGTTGAGTACTATATATGGG